AGGATGCCAACTCAATTTATTTTATGCATTTGATGCTTTCACAAATGAAGCATTTGAAATGGGTAAAATTGACGTTGGATAAAAGTAAAAACTATTCTCGTTTGGTAACAGATGGCACTGGAGAGAAAAGAATCAGTTTCAGTTATAAAATACTACATGCAACATTTAGACTATACAATATCTTTGATGAAGACGAAGATTTCGAAGGCATCAATAAAATTTTATATTCAATAGATCTTCTTTCTAAAGGAAAACCATACAAGAGGCATAAATTATCAGATATGCTGGATAAATTAGAGATGTGGATGGAGGCAAATGCTCTAGATTTTGACAATGAGCTTGTAGAATGCATTGGAATCCTATTGGATACGATCGAGCCTAAAATGGAAGGAGACAATCCCGAAGTTTTATTGGTTACGGACTACTAATTTTTATTGTGATATATACAGAAAATAATTTGTATTGTCATGTCATTGAAAGAGACCATTTCTAATTTTGGTAAAAGAGAAGCTCTAGTATACATTGTTTTAGGACTTTGGATTATTACTGGTGTTTTTGGTGGTTACAAACACTCAAATTTTACATCACTCGCAACATATTTCGGATCACTTACAGCATACGTCGCAACATACGTTTGGGGAGAATCAAAGAGACCCAGCGAAAAAACCAGCATCTTTGCACCTGGTCCAACTTCACGTAGAGAAATAATGATTTATGTAATTGTTGCTCTTTGGGCAATTGCAGGATTTGGAGCCATCCAATTTAACGCAAATCTAAACGATCTTTCAATTTATTTCGTATCACTTACTGGTTTCATCGCATCTTGGATCGCTGGAGAGGTTTATAAATCTGAGGATAGCGTGGTACTTGCAACTCAATCAGGGCAAAATGGTATAAATACTGTATCAGATAATAACGCAACCGCATAATGATTAAAGGAAATACTGCAAACGAGTACGGCGACTACCTAATAGCTTCTGTTAAAGAACCATACAAAAACGTAACAAACGTTATTGATTGGGAAATCTTGGCAGGTCTATCAGATTCAACAACAGTTGGAACTGTAACTTTGAATGCAGGAAGTACGACGGTTATAGGCCTTGGTACTAATTTTTCTAATCTAAACAATGGAGATATTATTATTGTCGGAAATTTATCATTGGCAATCGATCATATAGTAGACTCTAATAAAATTGAATTAATTAATCCATCACCAACTTCGGTAGTGAACGTTAAATTTTATAGAAGCACAAATCAATATAACAATTTTACATACGAATTTAGATTCTCAACAACAAATAACACGTTCAATGAATTTCATGAATTGAACAAACAAAAGGATTTTGGAGACTTGTTGAGTATGAATTTTAATCCAAGAGAACCTTTATACCTTGATGTTAAAGCAGAGGTAAATACAATTCAACCCGGAAATTCATTGATATTTATTGCGGTAACTTATACCGTGCAAACCGATAATGGAATCATCGAATCATGTCCTCAGTTATGTTTGGACTGTACAGATCCATTTCTTTATTCTGGATGCGCAACCGTAAGAATTACATGTGAGTACGATAATTTATTTCAACCATATAATTTAAATAAGGCACAGCAAGTTTATTTGCAAATGTCAAAATTGGTAAGCGATATCTTTGGACATCAGGTTACCTATTTTAGAACTGAACCGGATCTAAGAACGAAAGATGTGATCCTAATGGAATACTCTTTATTTAATGTTGTTGACCAACAAAATGTAAAGATCTTGGTTCCAGATAATGAATTTCCTCAGGAATCTACCCTAAGCTATGATATGTTTGGAATTGAATTCGAAGAGTTTGAAATTCATATTGTAAGGGACGAATTTGAAAGAGCGTTCGGTTATAAAAAGCAGCCTAGAGAAAGAGACTACATGTTCATTCCAATCATTAACAAAATGTACATGATCAATAGCATTTCATTGGGTGATCGTTTCAATGCAACAAAATCTTATTGGAAGATCAAATTGGTGAAATACCAAGAACAAACAGAGGTCAATCAGGGAATGTTCGACGATGCAACGGATTCATTTGTTACGGGTATTGAAGAAGTATTTGGTGCAGAGATTAAAGAGACCTACGAGAAAGATACAAAACCGATGCAATATCAAACAGTTACAACTTCTTATAGAGATGGAATTAGAATTTTCCAAGACAAATTGATTAATATTGTAGACTATAGTTTATTAAATAGATGGACAGTTGTTTCTAAAAACTATTACGATTTAACGCAGGTTACAAAGAATTCAACTGCGATGGAATATGCAATGATGAGTCAGTTAACAAACACTCAAAACTTTGCAGTTACATTTTGGATGCAACCGCATTTCCCAACCGGTTATGCAGGTGAAGATTTCATCTTTGGAGATTATGATGCCGCAATAGGATTCCAAATCACATTAACCCCTCAACAATTTAATGTAAAGGTAAACGGAATTGTATATCCTTTCATGCATGGAATTACGTTTAATCCAGCATTATGGTACGCAGTAATTATAAATGGTAGCAATGATTTTAAACAACTTTCAACGTATGTTTATTCATTAGATCCATCAATAAATTATACGGGACTTCCACAGAGCGGAAACGATAATTTGGTACCAGTTTATTCTCAAATACTGGATGTTGCGCAGGCTTTCTCATGGAATTCAAACACAAATTACAATATCAGAGGAGCCAATCTGTACTTAACTAATTTAAGATTGTTCCAGGAACCGGTTGAATTTGAGCAACACAATAACGTATTAAATCAATATGTTGTTAGGGATGCTCAATTAGCAACGATCATAGATAATGCAATCCCAAGCCTAGGTTTCCAAAAGTTCAGAAACCCAAGATAACACTGATACATACTCTAAATAATATTATAATATGTCGGAAGAAAAGAATAGAAGCATCAGCGAACAGGCCGATGATATTCGTAGAGAGTTGGATGAATTAATAGGTTCAGATGATAGCATCACAGATATTGTTAACAAAGATCCAGAACTTCCTCCAGCTAGAATAAAGACTCCAGCTAATTTCAGTGAAATGAAGGCAGGAGCCCAAAAGCAGGCCGAAAAAACCATCACTGCCTTAATGAAGTTTTATCTTGATGAGGAAATCATCACCAAAGATGAGTACCTAATTGCAAAGAAAAAGATGGATGAGATGACGATGTCCTCTTTAGTGTATCAATTACAGGCAGGTGAAAGAGCCCTAACAACTCTATTAGAAACCATCGAAGATGGAGAACTTTCTCCAAGAATGTTTGAGGTACTAGCTACATTACAAAAATCAATGTTGGACATCATTAAATCGCAGACAATGTATTTAATGGCAACTGAAGAATCAACCAAGCGTATTGCTAGGGATATTGAAATGTATCGCAAGAACATTGATAAGCAAGAGATTACCAGTTCTGGTGGATCCATTGAAAATGGAAATGTTCAACGTGGTACCAAAGATCTAATGAGATTGATTAAGAACGCTGGAAAGATCGAAGAAGAAGAGATCGAAGACGTAAGTGCTTTTGAAATAAACGAAGAAGATTAATCCTATGGCAGAATTTTCTAGTGATAATGTGTGGATTCCAAAAGAATCGACAGATATCCAAACAACTAAATTGGTTTGGTCGACAAAAACCGTTAATGACTATATTGTAGCAATTGACAAAGGATATCGACCAAATGTAAGTGCACCATTCTATGAAGGTAAACAACACTTGCGTAAAGGTAATATTGTATTTGAATATACCGACGAAGAGATCCAAGAACTAGCACGATGTGCAAATGATATCGTGTACTTTGCAGAGAAATATGCAGTGGTAATGACAGATGATGGTATCAAGCAAGTTATATTGCGTGACTATCAAAAAGAAATGCTACGCAATTTACAAAACAATAGATTTAATATTGTTCTGGCATCTCGTCAAATGGGTAAAACCGTAACGGCATCTATTTTTAACGCGTGGTTTATTACTTTCAATTACGATAAAACAACCTTACTATTAGCCAATAAAGCAGATTCAACGAAAGAAATTATCGATAAGGCAAAGGTCGTAATCGAGCACATGCCGTTTTACATGAAACCAGGTATTATTAAGTATGACGTGATGAACGTAAGAGCTGATAATGGTTGTAGACTTGTAGGACAATCAACAACAGCAAAGGCTGGTATCGGTTTTACAATTCACAATTTATATCTGGATGAGTTTGCGCATATCCACTCAAGCATCGTAGATTCATTCTATGAAAACGTTTATCCAACGCTTTCAGCCTCTAAGATTTCGCGTATCAATATCACTTCAACACCGAATGGATTTAATAAATTCTATGAAATTTATACGGCTGCTGAAAAAGGAGATAATGCATACACTCCAATGCGTATTGATTGGTGGCAACACCCGGAAAGAGACGATGCATGGTATCAAAGAGAACTTAGAAACCTTGGTTCTGAAGATGCATTCAATAGACAATATGGTAATGAATTCGTAAGTTCGTCTTCATTATTGTTATCTCCAGCATCGATGAAGGTGTTAAGAAAAAATGCAAAGAAATACGTGAATCATGAATTAGATGATTTTGATAACATACACATCGACGTAAAGGGTTTCTTAGCCTGGAATCCAAACTTTGATGTCGAAGAATGCGCAAGCGAAGAAAAGTTCTTTGTATTTACCGTAGATATTGCCGAAGGAAATGGAGGAGATTATTCAATCATCAATATATTTGAAGTAAAACCAATGGATAAAAAGAGCATCGAGAATGTTTTAAGTCCAGGAGCGATGTACGACTTTTTTAAATTAGAACAGGTTGCGATCTTTAAATCAAATGAACATGTTATTGAAGACTTTGCAAAGATATTGTATACTCTATCATGTGAAATCTTTAACCCAGAAAACGTAAAGATTGTGATCGAGTACAACACATACGGTTCGATCCTATTAAAATATATGTCGACAGTTTTTCCTCAACGAAATGAATTTGAGGATGATATGGTACTTAGATTTAAACACCGTCATGATTCCAGAACCTTAAGCCCTGGTATCAGATTAAAATCAGATAACAAGGCTGTATTTTGCCAAAACTTTAAAAAATTGATCGAGGCAAACAGATTGACGATCTCAGATATTGAAACGGTAAACGAGGCCAGTCTATTCGGTACCCTAAAGAATGGAAGTTACGGAGCCCAAATGGGGCATGATGATGCGATCATGTCTTCGATCATTGCAACTGAATTCTTCAGTACAACCGATTATGCTGATATTGTAGAAGAGCTATTAGATATTATTGATCCACAATTGCATGAATTTATGGAAACGATACTATTTAAAGATAATAGTACCCAGGGAGATTTACAATACGATATTTACGACCTATTATAACAAATGAATTAGTCATTAGATATATAGATTAAGAAAAAATACTTAGAAAAATTATGGCACTTAGTCCTCAATTAGCTAATTTTAAAAGCTCAGGCGTGTACAGATTGGAATTCGACAAATCTATCACCGCTAGTTTTAATTCGCAAACAATCAGATTAGTTGTTGGTCACTCTAAAAAAGGACCTTACAACACACCAGTTTTATGTCAAACTATCGAAGAATTCCAAGGAATATTCGGTAACATTGATTTAAATTTGGAGAGCACTGGAATGTTCTTCCACAGATCTGCTCAAAATGCTTTAAGCAGAGGAGCAATCCTTGCTTTAAACATTGCAAACATTGATAGCAATGATTTAATTGCATATCAATCACCAGTTACCTTTGGTTCTAATCCTGGAACTGTAACATTACATTCTGAAAGTGGTACAAAACCTTTCGAAGAATTTTATAACACAGATAAATTCTGGTTCCCAGAAGATATCGAAGTTATAAATGCAATCGGTCAAGATACTGATAGAGTTTTAAACTTTATCAACATCAAACAGGATCCAATCACAATCATCGTTAGAAAGGCTCAAAATGTAGCACAATTCGATATCACTGCAAGAGAATGGTATGGTAACGGTAACGTTCCAGCCTACCTAAATGATTTCGATTATATTTCAGACTTTATGGTTGATGTATTCGTTTTCAAAGGCGAATTCGATCCAGCTACACTTAATTCAGATCCAGTTTATGGAGCTTATTTCACAAACGAAGGTTTAATTACAGATCAATTATCAAACTTCTCTAACTTAAGACAAGTTTCTTTATTGGCTCAGTACACTGGTTCATTATTAGCAGGATTTAAAGATCTTGAAGGTAATGATTTATATGTAGAAACAATGATCAATGGCGAATCTTCTAGAACTGGTTTATTCTGCGCAGTAAACGCAGCATTAGTAACTTCTTCTACAGGAACTGCAGTTGATTTGATTGGACATGTTTATGATAAGGATCAGGATTATGAATTACTTTCATATTTAATTGATTCTAATGTAACATCAAACGATATTGTTTTACCTTCAAAGGCAGATAACGGTGGAGTTGCAGTTACAACTTCAATAGTAACTACGCTTAACACAAACGATACATTGCATATCAATAATTATGATGCGACTGGGGTTATTCAAGTAGGAGATCTTTTCTTAAAGGCTGGTTTAACCAACGAATACGCAGAGATAATTCATACTGAATTTACAACAGGAGTTACTATCATTCAATGCTCTGAAGCAATCAATTCAATATATGGAGGAATCGATACAACTGGAGGATCTCATACAATTTACACATACAATGCCAATATTCCTAAATATCCACAGTATGATTTCGTAGCAGGACCAGTAACAGGTACCTACGCAGCTATCGGAAACGGTCAGTTCACTGCAACTTTCGATATGACAGGACATTATGGTACTCCAATTAACTTTCCAATCAAAAAGGGAAATTACGTTAATTCAGCAGTTGCAGGAAGATTGGCAAAAGTATTAAGAGTTTCATCAGTAACTGCAGGAAGCATCACAACTTACACAGTAACTTGTGATAGAGATGCAGCAGCATCATGGCCTGGTAACTACGTTCTATCTTTTGAAGATGCAACTACAGTTTACAAACCATTTATTTTATCTGCAGCATTGGTTTCAGCTAAAACAATATCTGGAGTTCTTTCACAATTGGTTGGAACTAATTTATATGATGCCTTAATCGATAAAGATTTAATTGATTACAGATATGTTGTTGATACATTCGCATCATTTGATGCATCAGTTGGTATCTTAAACAAACAAGAACTTTCATACTTAGCGAGTCAAAGACAAAACGTATCAGCTATCTTAAATGCGCCGACAGTAGCAGATTTCAAAAAATCTACGAACCCTTCATTTAAAGATGCAAATGGTACTTTCCAAACTCAATACGTAGCAGACGGTGGTAACTTGGATATGAATCCAACTAACTTCTATGCATTACCTTCTATTAACAATGGAGCTAACTATGCATTCTACTACGGTCCAGGTTTAACCGTAACTGAAAATGGTAAGAGCTTTACAGTTCCACCAGCAGCTTACGTATCAAACAACTATATCGACAAATACTTCAACGCATTACCATGGTCAATCGTTGCAGGTCCAAGAAGAGGGGTTGTATCTGGAATCAATGTAACTGGAGTTGAATATCCATTCAGTAAAGCAGACAGAGACATCTTAGAACCATTCGGTATCAATCCGATTGTATTCCAAAGAGGAGTAGGTTCAGTTATTACTGGTAATAAAACAGGTCAGCAATCGGTTAAATCAGCACTTTCTTCTGCACACGTAAGAGAGGTATTGATTTACATCGAAGAAGGTTTGGCTAAGATCTTGAAAAACTATGTGTTTGAATTTAACACAGCACAAACAAGATTAGAAATCAAAACTTTAGCCGATTCATTCATGACCGGTCTTAAAGCTGATAATGGAGTTTATGACTTCAAAAACGTAATGGATCAAACTAATAATACGCAAGACGTTATCGATAACAACATGGGTATTTTAGATACATTCGTTGAACCAGTTAAAGGTTTAGAGATTATCGTACAAAGAACCACAGTTCTTAATACAGGTGCAATCTCAACTGGAAACTTTTCTTAATAAATAGATAAAAATATAACACAAATAAAATGGCTTTACCACATTATTCACAAGATCAGACCTCGAAGAAAGGCATGCAGTACGAACCAGTACAGGCGAACCTTTTCGAAGTTACTATATTGCCACCAGCTGGAGTTGCAGGTTCTTCTTTGTTACTTCAACACGTTAACAAAATTACGGGTTTGAATCTTTACAAGGAAATCACACCAGTAGATCAAAAGTATAAGTTCTCTAAACGTTCTTATGCTGGTATGCCGGATGATACAACAGTTGAACCAGAAATCGAGTTCTCATTGAACTTAAATGACTCAAATCAAGCTTACTTGTACAAAACTCTAAGAGATTGGTACAACAAGCAATTAGATCCTCAAACAGGTATCATGGGTCTTAAAAAGGATTACACTGGAACAATCGTAATAGTTGAATATAACAGAGCTGGAGATATTTACAGAACTGTTACATTAGAAGATTGCTTCATCATCTCAGGTTTACCGTTCTTAGAAGAGAACGCATACGAAACTACTGAAGCGCAAATTTTAACAGTTAAATGGAAGGCAAATACTTTCTTGGAAGTATTAGCTTAATATAAGATCAGAAAAGGATGGTCGCAAAGCGTCCATCCTTTCTTTTTGTAAAGAATATATAATATGTTGATAACATAATACCCCCGCATGGCAAATACAAACACGAAATTAACAAAGAAGCTTCAAGTGCTTTTAAGCGAAGAAGAGGTTTTCATCCTCAATCGTATCATCTTAAATGATGCACTTGAAAATGAAGAAAGACCTATTTCCATCTCAGCATTTATCAGAGAACTAATTAGAAAAGAAATCGAAAAGAGACCTGAAGAAAACAAAGAATGGAATCGCAGTAAAATCAATAACCTTAAATCTAAGAAATAATGCAAGAAAACGAAAACCTACAAGATCAGTACAAGCAATTGGTAGAGCAGGCCGAAAAAGGAGATCAATCTCAAACGGCGCAGTCAGAACCCATAAATTTGGGAAGGGTAGATATGAAAAGATTTGCCACCCAAACAGCTGAAGAGGCTGATGTTATCCTAGGATATTACAATGTTGAAATGATAAATTTACCATCCGCTGGTAAGTTTTATCCAGCAGATTCAACAATCTCTATTAGATCAGCAAAAGTTACAGAGATCAGACAATTCTCAACTGTCGATGAAAACAATTTGATCGATATTGAAGAGAAATTAAATTACATCATTAAATCTTGTATTAGATTTGTTTCAAAGAACAAAGTTTACTCGTACAAAGATATTTTGGAAGAGGATAGAATCTTTTTATTGTTATCGATAAGAGATTTAACATTCCCAGAACCAGAACTTAAATTAACTGTAAAGGCTAAAACCAGAGATGGTGAAGAGTTCGATGCTGAAATTGCATCAAAATATTTTCAGTTATCAAGAGTTCCAGAAGAAATTGAAAAGTATTATGACGATCAAACTCGTTCATATGAAATTCAAACTCGTTCATTCGGAACAATTTCAATGAGACCTCCAACGATCGGTATCATGGAACAGGTTACGGATTACATTAGAATTCGTCAAATTGAAAAGAAACCTTGGGATCAGGCATATCTACAAATCCTTCCATACATTCAAAAGGATTGGAGAGGATTTAATGAAGCATCGATCTTTAAAGGTGAAGTTTCGTTTAACGCATGGAATGAAAAGAAATATATGTTGGTTTACAGATTGGCAGAAAAGATGAAGATCGGAGTTCAGCCAGAAATGTTAGTTCAACACGAGGATGAGGAGGTCCTCGTACCAATCACCTTTCGTGACGGAATCAAATCTCTTTTCATTATTCAAGATATCGCTGGAGAACTTCTTTAAGACTAAGTTTTGGATGATTTATCATCTGAAATTACAACCTTCAGAGATCGAAAATATGGAATTCTATGAATATCATTATTACACAAAGGATCTAACCGAAGTAATGAAGAAGCAACAGAAGGGAGAAGAAGGTCAACAAGAGCAACAAAACCAGATGATGCAAAACACTGGAATGAAAATGCCAAAGATTAATGTTCCAACCATGAAGATGCCTTCGATGAAGATGCCAAGATAGTAACGGTGATATATACTAAAAAGAATTAGAAGACATTGAGTATCTTTAAAAGTGCTTTTGAAAAGCTTTCAATAGACAACCAACAAGAAATCGCGCTAGCGACCAGGACTACTGCAGAATCAGTTAGTCCTGGTGGTGCGTTATTCAGCAAGGTTGATGAACTAATTAGAGCTATCAAGGCTACTTCAAAGAAACAAAGTGAACCAAGTGCCGGAGCTGGTACTGCTGGATCTGCAATCATGATGAGATTGATTGGAGGCAAGGCACTTACCGAGATCGGTAGGGGTTTAAGTTTAATTATAGATGCTATTAATAAATTAAAGGGCGAAGGTAAAGATCTTAAAGAAAAAATGATAGGATTGGCGGTAGGTATCGATGCGATCGCAAGGATTGGACCTTCAATTCTTAAATTTGCAGGCTATTTATTTTTAGCCGCACCACTATTGGCAATTGGAGTCATTACTGCTCCTCTATTTGGATTAAGCTTATTTATTATCGTAAAGACATTAGAATGGGCAACCAAGCCTCTTACAAATGATAAAACAATGGCTGCCCTACAAGCATTGGATCGAGTTGCATTGGGAATCATAGCGCTTGGTTTGGTGATGGTACTTGCTGTGCCATTATACGCATTTGGTATCACATCACTTCCATTGATTGCTCTTTCCCTACTTGTAATTGGAGGAACATTCTATCTGTTGGATAAATTAGGAATCGATTCTTCGATGAAGAAAACATCAGAGGCATTAGGATTTGCAGCACTTGCAATTCTTGCACTTGGAGTTTCATTCGTATTAACTTCAATGTTATTGAATACCGTTAAAGATCCATGGATCATGATGGCACAGATCGGAGCCCTAGTATTAGGAACCGGTATTGCATTTGCATTAATTGGAGAATTTGCAACTGAGGTACTTAAAGGAGCAATCGTGATGACATTAGCAACGATACCAATTATCTTATTGGGACTTGCCGCGCTATTGTTCTCTAAATCCGTATCACCTGATGAAAGTGGTTGGATTACACTTGCTCAAATCGCAGCAGCAGTTGCTGGAATTGGAGCTGGAATGGCAATTGCCGGAGCCGCAGCACCATTTATTCTGGCTGGAGCCGCAGCAATGTTGGTCGCTGGAGTTGCACTGGTTGCAATTGGATTTGGAATCTCTTCTCTTGCAGCTGCATTTAAAAGCGGTGGAGTTGATGCGTTATTGGCTGACTCTGGACATAAAACAGAAGGAATCTTTGGATTCGGAGCGGGAAGAATGATGTCAAAGATGGAATATTTAATGTATTCGTTAGGTAATTCATTTATGATCTCGCCGATCGCACTGGCTGCAATTTATGCAGGAGCTCCAGCAATGATTATGGCAGGATTTGCATTAAAATCAATCGCATGGGGAATTCAATCGTTCCAATCCATGAAGATCAATTATGATATATTACCAGCTCAGATCGCAAAGGTAACCACTGTGTTAGCCGATGCCTTTGGAGCAGTTGGTAAGAAATTTCCAGGTGGTAGAAACTTTCTCTCTTTCGTTGGACGTGGATCTCAATCCGCAGTTGCCGACGGTATCGACGCAGTTTTAGGTATGGGTAATGCCCTAACCTCAATCGCAGTCGGTATGCAAGGAATGGCAAGCTTAAAGTTCCCAGTATATGAAGGAACAAAAATTGTAAGATATGAAACTTTAGATAATTCAGTTTGGGGCAAGGTTGCATCAAACACTGGAATCATGGTAAATGTTCTGGCAAATGAATTCGGTAAGATTGGAGCACAATATCCAGGTGGTAGTCATTTTTTAAGCTCTTTAATTGGGCATTCTCCAGTGGCTGACGGAGTTGATGCTGTTTTAGGTATGGGTAATGCATTGGGATCCATTGCACGTGGCATGCAGGATATGGCAAACTTAAAGTTTCCTATCTATGAAGGTACAAAAATCGTCGGTTATCATCAATTGGATGCAGGAGTTTGGGACACCGTAACTTCAAACGTACAAAATATAGTTCATGGTCTTTCTGGAGTCTTTGGCGATATCGGTAAGAGCCCAGAAGCGGATAGAGGATGGTGGTTCGGTAAATCAAAAATCCAACATGGTATTGAATTGGTTAGCGAATTTGCAAATCCAATCGCCGCACTTGCAAAGATTGCACAAGAAATTGCAGATAACAAAATTGATCCAGAAGCAGTAAAGGCCAAAGTTATTGGATTGGTAGGTGCATTTAATGCAGCATACACTCCTGATGCAAAAGGAAATGCTTTGGTAAATGCAGACATGGTTTCAATGACTGGAACACTCGCAGATAAGATCAAACAGATAGTTGATTATGCCAATGGATACGCAACATTCGTTGGACAGTATGGCAAATACGTCGATCACTTTGTTAGATTTAAAGATGCAGTAAATGATTTCGATCAAACAAACCTAAAATTCACTGCAGATCTATTCAATGGTTTAACTTACCTTGCAAAATCTGGAAACGCAATCGATAAGATGGGAGAACAATTGACCAGTGCGATTCAAGAACTTGCAAAGATGATTGAAGATACAAAGAACAATCTAGCAACGAGCGGTCAACAACAGACTGGAATCATGCAAGAGGTTGGAAGTGCAATCTCAGGATTCAGTAGTTCGGTTTCAGGATTCTTTACAGGAAGCTCTGCGCCTTCAACGCCAACAAATGCTGCGATCGCAAAAAATACCACAGCTGTCGGTAATTTACCAACTCCAGCATCACCGAATAATTCACAGGATATTACGGCGCTGGTTGTAGCAATGAATCAATTGATTGCGAAGTTCAACGATCAGACTGGTATGAACGCGCCGATCGTTAGAGTTAGAAACGTCTAAATCTATATAAATGTCTACTCACATACATGTATGTCAACAGTTAGATAAGCCATTCAAATTTTGGAAGGCTGAGCTCTACATGATGCTAGGTCAAATAGAACTTTGGAAAAAGTTTTATGATAAACCTACGAAACTATATTGTGATTCCAATACGCTTCATATCATTGAATCAATTGGAATTCTTGATGCATGGGATGAGGTAGATTCAACCCTATTAGATGAGCCAATAGATATTAATAAGACACAATTTTGGTCTTCAGGAAAGATCAGAGTGATGCAGGCCCAAGAGACTCAATATGTCATGTCAGACCTGGATTTTATCTGTTTTGAAGATCTATCCAAGACCGATCTCTTCTTTCATGATCTGGGAGTATACCATAAAGAGATGTGGCTTTTCAATAATGTATATGCGTCTCCTCGAGAAAAATTAAAAGAGGCAAGATTTAAAATGGATGTTTCTACGTGTTGGATCTCAAATCCATTCAATATGGCATTCATATACATGGGAGACACTCTATTAAATAAAGACTACACCCGAAATGCGATCGGTTACATGAAGAACGCATCGAAATTAGAATCTCATAAATTTAATCGTAATCAATACACTGTTTTTGCAGAGCAACAAATGTTAGCTGCGATCACGGGATCCAATGACTACTCTTACAAATTATTAATCTCTGGAACCTATAAAGATGGAGGCAAATGGTTCTCTAATCGAGATGGAATTTGGAAATTGGGAGACACTTGGAGACATTCAATGCATCTTTGGCTTGACAAATATAATTTTGCGGCAAGACCAGACAAGCAAGAATGGTACATTGAAGTCATCATGGACAAGATCAATGCAATCGATCCAGAAATACACGATAGGATCCAGAATAAACTTTCTCAACTTGATACATATAATGAGTATTTAAGACTCTAATTGTATGAAAGCAATCCATGTAAACTGGACAAAACCATTTTTTGAAAGACACCGATTACGAGGTCACGGCTTTAAAATTCAGCGTGAACTTTCAAGCGAGTACGATCAGCCCGATTATCAATTGTTATACACAATTCTATCAGTTTTACGATGGAAACAATTAAATGGACCCATCAAGCTGTATACAGATACAATAGGGCTCAACTTCTATAAAGAATACGATATTGATTATATCTATAATGAGGTTTCTATTGAAGAGCTTGACAACTATACCGAGATCGATGCGGCTCACTTCTGGACCTCAGGAAAGATTCACTGTCTACAATTCGAAAAGGAACCATTTACGTTTCTGGATCAGGATTTTATTGTAAGAAATACACTTCCACAGATCTGTAAAGATAATGATATTGTAATTGGTCACTGGGAGATTCCTCGAGGCTATTATTATTTCACAAAGGATCAGTTTGAGAAGGAGATCAATCACTATAAATTACCAGAGAACTATAATCCAAACGCCTGGATTCCAAACACTTCTTTTATGTGCGTGAATAACATGGAGTTGATAAAAGAATATGTAGCAGAACATAAGAAGATGGTATCAACAAACGATCCGGTTCCGGAATGGTTTTGGCTATTGACAGATCAAGGTGTTTTGGGTCAATGTTTTAGAGATGGTCGATACAAAGTTGATTCATTGACAGATCGAGTTTTCTTAAGTGATTCTGATTATGGAAATAAATCAAGCAGAAATAATGGAGCTTCAGAAGCATGGTACTGGCCAATAGAGCATGATATTAGTAAAGATGCAGCATGTGAATGGGAACACGTTTGGCTAGCAAAGGTCGTGTATGGACAGGATCCGAATCGAATGGTAATGGATTGCGTTAGATTCTATGATGAGATTTGGTCAAACTTTCCAGATTATAGAATGTTATTAGAGCATCCTCGATTAAGTAAGTATAAAACACAGAAACACTTTTAATGATACAAATAATCAGAACATTTTGGGGAAACCAAGAAAAAACATGGAAAGAGGTTCCAGCAACTCCACTTTTTACGGATGAGGTTGTATTCGTGTGGGGATTAGAAAATGAATCTAGATTCAAATCAATGGGTTATAAAACTGTTTTAATGAACAGATGTGTAACACAACCTGAATACAGTACGATATCCGATCATTTTGCACATAAGCTTAGAGCTCTTAGCAAAGCAGAAAAAATGTATGATGAGTATCTATTTTTGGATTGGGACGTCCATATCATTAAACCGATAGACGATGATTTTTGGAACATCATAAGATCAGGAAACGATGTACAATGTACAACCTATGGTTATCCATTGGATTATGAAACAAAGATACTCCAACACATCAAAGACAATCCTCAAAAGGATTGGATCAAAAAATTGGATCCCAATACGTATCCATGGATAAGTGTACAGAATGAACTTATGGAAAAATACAGTTGGAAGTGGGAAGATCTTCAACTGGTACCCAATTTCTGTTTCTTTTATTCTCGTAACAATCAAGTCGCAAGTAAACTATTAGAAATTTATGTTAACGATGGTATAAAAACATGTATTGAAGAATACTGTATGTACATATATGCGGATTGTTCTTTGGAGGAATTCATTAACAAATATGAACCCATTGTAATAAGAGGTAGAGAAGACGATTGTTATCATTTTGATCTTATCGAAGACGATACGATGCGCAGAATAAATAAATTTATAGATACACTTATTTCAAAGAATCTTTACCTAAAACACGTTTAATATGTATTTCAAAAGACCACTAATCAAGACTCCAGTGGAAAATATCCACTATCTCGCACCGATACCAGTGTTCCAAAAACAATTCGATGACGATGAATTACATGAAAGAATTTTTCAATTAGGATTTACCGAGTTAAATGAGGCGCAGAGACGAATGGGCCAAGAGTTACCAGGTCGTTACGATGAAGAGAGATATAAGGAGTATAAAGATTGGTATGGAAATAAGGATCAATGGGTTGAGGATGGATTTCCGGCAATAGGTTCAAGGTTTTCAGTACCACCGAATAACTTTTTAGAATTGGATAATGAAGACGTAAAGGAGATGAGACGTCGAATTGAAGAGGCATTTAAATACACCCTGATTGCAATTCAAGCGGTACCACATGAAGCAGAATTAAATCCAGTCATCACAGAGAGTTGGGCACAATGGTATGAACCGCATCATGGTCGAGGCCATAATAAACACAATCACTGTAGATGGGATCCAAGTGAGGCTCCATTCATCGGTTTTTCTGGAGGTTATTATTTATCAGATGGAGAACCAGTTGAGGATCATACCTATTCTGGAGCATTTGTTTTTCATGTAAGAGATTACGATTATTATGTTAGACCAAAGAAGGGAACCTTAATTTTATGGCCTTATGATATTGTGCATTCAGTAACTCCATTCTATGGTAAGTCTCATCGATGTGTAGTAAATTTTAATATTCAGGTAGATAAAATATAATTTGAAACAAAATAATTGTTATACGTATAAGATACAAATAATTTAATTGATACATAGATTAGTTAAATTAAGTTCTTTAATATACAGAGGGATGGTAGAGTTGGTTTATTGCACCAGTCTTAATTCTAAAATCGAGCTGCATAGTTGAAAAATTATGCTGCAAACACTTTCAAATTCGGAGAAACCTGTTAAATGGCAACCCCGAGCGAAGCTCAATAAAATGAGAACGTGTAGAGACTTAACGGAAGTGGCCTAAGTCAGAAATGATATGGTTGAGATAAAGTCCAGACCACAAAACGAGAAGGTAGTGAAAACTATAGTGGTAAGGAAAACTGGAGACTGTAACAGGTCCGGGGGTTCGAATCCCTCTCCCTCTGCTCCGGGTCTTAAGGTTAAAAACTTAAGACCTTTATTTTTTAAGTGGTGCCAAATACACTTGAGGTCCAGAGTCGCTAATGACTTTAGAATTGTTTGAAAGAGCAATGAATGGATTTTAAAAACAAACAACAAGCACTATGAGTACACAACCTCAGGCGCATATTGCGCTAAACAACAACCGTCTGAAATCCTATGCAGACGTAGTCTATTTAAAAGACAATGACGAGTTTCAAATCGAACTCTTCAATCCGCACAGCCAATCGGTATTAGCAAAAATTTGGATCAATGATCAATTGATTTCAGACTCGGGTTTAGTTCTTAGACCTGGAATGAGATACTTTTTAGATCGTTACATCGATGAAAATCGTAAGTTCAAATTTTCTACGTACAAAGTTCAAGGAGACAATTCTGAAGTTTTAGAAGCTATCAAAAACAATGGTTCAATTAAGGTTGAATTCTATGCTGAAGCTACTAAGACATTTAAGACATTTCCAATCGTAAAAATAAACAATTGGAATTCTAACTTTTATTGTTCAACGAATTCAACAGGACCATTACCTGATTCATACAATGCTTCAAGCACTAGTACGACAACATGGTCCGGTACTTCTGGATATACAACTTCTTCAGGAACTTTCAAATTAACATCCGGAACATTAAGAAGTCAATCATTAAAAAATGAAGTGACAATGGATTCAATGGAACTTGAAACCGGAAGGGTTGAAAAAGGTGGAACTTCAAAACAGGAATTCTCTGCAATAGACATGGATTTCAGTGTTCTTCCAATCACAACCATTGAATGGAAGATCCTTCCAGAATCACAAAAACCTGTCGAAACCACAGAAATAAGAAACTATTGTTCAGAATGTGGTACAAGAATTAAGAAACAATCTTGGAAATTTTGTCCAAACTGTGGAACAAAGTCTTAATTCAATATATAATAAATGAGAGGAAGAACAGATATTCTAATTGGACCATTAGTCCACATTGAAACGGACATCTATGAGATATGGTACTCTGAAGAATTTCTGGAACCCGTCGAAGTTCATTATACGGTACCAGCAGATCCAGATGGTAAAAACGTTTCTCGTGAAGGTATAAGATTTCATAGCGAAGATGACATTAAAACATCTACTGATAAACATTATGCGAATAATGAGTATGATAAAGGTCACATGGCACCCGCTGCAGATTTTAATGACAATCTAAAACAACTAAAAGAGACATTTTCATACATCAATTGCGCGTTGCAATTCGATAGTTTGAATCAAGGTCCTTGGAAGATGTTGGAAGATTATGAACGAGAACTTGCAGAGTCGCATGAAGTTTATATCGAGATCACAGTTGAATTCAAAGGTGAAAAGAGAATCAAAGAAGCCTTAGTACCATCTGGATTTTATAAAACAATTTATTTAGAAGACAGAATCTACCAAATTTATTACTTTCCAAATGAGGAACCAACCAAAGAATGGAAAGATTATTTGATTAAAGAATTCCCAAATGAAAACAACATTGATACAAACAAATAAAATTTTTACAGTAGAAGACGAGAATGGTACAGGTTACGACGTTGATGTTATGATCGATCATATCTCTCCTGAATTCTCTGAGGTTTTTGTATTTGATGATAATGGAGTTGAAGTTGATGATGCCATAGTACTTGAAACCATCAAATGGTTGATAGGAGAGGGAGATGTTAGTGAATTGATATTAAAAGCAGAACAATTTAAAAACTAAAAATAATGGCAAGATCAAGAAGGGATGCTGTAGCAACGCGCAAGGAACATATCAACACTCAAGATATTAAGGTCAAAGAAGCAAAACATGGTTTTTGTCAATGGACTATCTTAGGTGATAATAAATTTGCAGCCGGACATGACACTATAACAAATTTAGTTCCTGGATTCTATGAGATAAAATGGGAATCTTCATTAGGTCAGCACATTTTAGAACTTAAATCTGTGCAAAGCGATGAATTGTATCAATTACCTTCTCCAGAAATCAAAGACATTATCGAAGACATCAAGAAGTTTTGGGAAAATGAACACCGATATAAGGCATACAACTTCGTACACAAGAGAGGAATCTTATTGTATGGCGATCCAGGCTGTGGCAAGTCAGGTATCATTCAATTATGTACTAAGTATCTAATTGAAAACTTAAACGGCATTGTCCTAAATATCACTGATACAGATTCTTTGAATGGATATAACGATTTGATACCGAAGATCAGAAAGATTGAACCGGACACTCCAATAATCACAATTATGGAAGACATCGATGTGATCGCTGGAGATAACAGAGAGTATACTTCAATGTTGTTAAACATCTTGGACGGTGCAAAACAAATCAACAATGTAGTCTATATTGCAACAACAAACTATCCAGAAAAATTAGCAGAAAGATTCACGAACAGACCATCGCGTTTTGATCGTAGATATGAAATTGAAATGCCTTCTGACGCCGTTAGAGAAGCATACATCAAGAATAAATTGACTCCATCGGATTTAAAATCTATTGATATTAAGAAATGGGTCAAGGTTACAGATAATTTTTCATTGGCTCACATGAGAGAGTTAATCATCTCGGTGATGACGATGGGAAATCCATTCGATGAAACGGTTCTTCGATTAAGAGGGTTAAAGGTTAAACCAAAGATCAAAAGGAAAAACCAACCGATATCACTAGGTATACCAGAGGAGGTACATGTAAAACAAAGAGCAAATTATGGTGGTTGGGGCACTGGAGGAACTGGCGGTATAGATACAACTGAAGAACCCATTGAAGAATTATAAAATAATTTAAAATATTTTAAAAATAATTGAGCCCAGATTTTTTAATCTGGGTTTTTTTGTTTATATTAGCATTATAAATTAAGATCATGGCAAAAATATTTAAAGTAGGTGGATCAGTTAGAGATAAGATTATGGGTTTGGATTCAAAAGACATAGATTTTACATTCGTATTGGACGATGAGATCGATACGAGCGTTGAAGCTGGATTTGAATCAATGACGCAATATCTTGAAGAGAATGGATATACGATCTTTCTAAGTACTCCAGAATGTTTTACCATCAGGGCAAAGTTTCCAATAGGACATGCTTTTGACGGTATGGTTGCAGACTTTGTATTGGCTCGAAAGGAGGTTGGATATATCGAAGGAACCAGAAGACCGAAATTAGAATTGGGTACTCTATATGATGATTTGATACGTAGAGATTTTACCGTAAATGCCATTGCAGAAGATATTGATGGAACTTTGATCGATCCATTTAATGGTATTGATGCTATTAAAAATAAGATTCTGAGTACTCCGCACTCTTGCCAAAAATCATTCGACGACGATCCTTTGAGAATTTTAAGAGCAATCAGATTTTCAATCACAAAAGGTTTCGAAATTCCAATGGATATGTCAACCATTATTTTCTGGTACAATTACAATGAAAAAATGTCAGTGGTTTCAACCGAAAGAATTAGAGAAGAACTGTATAAGTGTTTAAAACATGATACGCTATTGACTTTGAATATTTTAGCGCAGTACCCAACTTTAAGAGATTACATTTTTACTAAAACAAAGCTTTGGTTGAAACCAACCACAGAATTTTAATATAATTAATATGACAAATTTAATTTCAGTAGAAGACAGAACCGACAGAGTCGAGGATTCTTCAATATCTTTACGGGTTGATAAAATAGAAGAATACAAAGATCAATTAACCAAAAGAGAGCAGGCTTGGTTAAGCGCGTGGTGCGCAGTTGCAATTAATGCTGGTTCAAAAAGCATTACAGCAGAATGGGCTGATGAGTGTTTAACACAATTTGATAAAAGATTTACAAAACAATAAGATATGAACATATATTTAGACGACGTAAGAACTCCAACAAACACTGAAGATTGGACCGTGGTTAGAAACTACGATGAATTTGTAGATGTAGTAACGCAAAATGGTATCGATTCATTGGGAATTGTTTCATTGGACCACGATTTGGGAGACACTGCAATGAAAGAGTACTTCAACAATGTAAGCCCAAACTATGAATTAAACTATGATAACATCAGAGAGAAGACGGGACTTGATTGCGCGAAGTATTTAATCAATGAGTACTACGATAAGAATCCAAACAGATTGGAATTGAGTCGTCAAGAAAAAAGATCTGAGCCCTTTAATTTTCCAATGGTGTACGTACACTCTGCGAATCCTATCGGAAGCGCAAACATCATGGGAATTGTTAACAACTTTTACATGAATGAATCTCAACCTCAAACCTGTGTAAGAGTTAAAATTGAACACACCATAAATCAAGACAATGTATAATAATACTGAACTTTTTATCTGCGAATGCAGCTCAGCAGAACATCAAATGATTATCAGATGGGACGATTGGGACGGAACCGACGAAGAAGATTTCGTGTTTGTTACCATTCATTTAAATCCTGAGCGTTCGATCTGGAAAAGAATCAAACATGCGGTTATGTACATTTTTGGTTATAGATGCAGATATGGTCACTTTGACGAAATCGTTCTGAAAAAATCAGATGCCAATAAATTACAAAATGTAGTTGATGCATTACAAAAATCAAATCGATCAAATGAAAGAATATTTTAAAAACTAAATATAAAATATGAGTCAATTTACAGCACAAACAATTACTTTTCTTTGCATCCTTTTTACACATTGGGTTGCAGATTTTTTATTTCAAAACGACGCGGAGGCAAAGGGCAAGAGCTCAAGCAACAAGATGTTGTTAAGACACACAATTAAGTACACGATCATAACCTCGTTCCTTTGGATGGCTTTGATACCATGCTACTTTAATATGCTTCACCCTTTTCAAACGATTGAAGGTCACATAAACATTTTATTGTTTGCCCTAATCACGTTTGTAGCACATACAATAACTGATTATTTTACCAGTAGATTGAATTCAAAACTTTGGGCAAAGGGAGACGTTCATAACTTTTTTGTAAGTGTTGGATTCGATCAGTTCCTACACTTCTTGCAATTATTTTTAACCTATTATTTTTTAATCAAATAATATGACAAACACATTAGAAAGAAAGATTCCAACCAGATTGGATGCATCCATACTATCTCCATTGATTGGATGGGACTTTAAAGACGTAAAAGACGGCGGAGCAATGCCAACTAAAACGGTTAGAACTCCAGAACTGTACGTCGAAAAGATAGAAGAGTTTGAAATCAGAGCCGAAAAGAGTTTGATTAAAACACTCTCTGCTGTAGGTATTGGAGCAACGGTCAAAACCGATCGTTATTCTTTACCGTACACTAAAGAAATTAAGGTTACTTTGAATGGTGAAAGTTACCTAAATGGACCTTACGAATTAATTAGGGTCACTCGCAAAGTTGTAAAGCAGCTTTTAGAAGAGAATCAATATAAGATTAGATTTTACTTGTATGTTGAAGTGGATTCTGAGGGTGGTAGAGGTCCTTTTAAAATGGGCTGCGTCAACTATCACTTTAGATATTATACACACTAAAAAATTAAACATGAGAAAGACTGGAAAAAAAGGATCCGAATTCCTTAACGAATTCAACTGGTTAGAAAAAATCTGTATTGTATTTGTATTTACATGTTTAATTGGAGCATCGATCGCAGTACTTGGAGCTGCTGCATACCTATTATGGACAATGTCACCGCTAGTAGCATTATTTGTGACGCTGTTTGTTTCAGCATGCGTTTATTTGCTACGAGACGATTTCGTCTAGACGCACCTCTGCCAAAATAAATTTTACCGTGTCGTAGAAATTGTTTATATTACATTATAACCAAAACAAATAATCATGAAAGAACTACTAAACAAATTAAAAGCCTGTCAAGAGGCAATGGAATGGGCAGGAGATAAATCATGGCAAGAAATTTACAACACTTGCCATAGAGGAGATTGGCTTCTTTGGCTATTTAAAAGAACTAATCCAGATGACTTACAACTACTAACCTTAGCAAAAGGGCATTGTGCTAACACGGTTCGCCATTTAA